AATTCAGGGTTTTTAGAAATAATACAAATAATACAAATACTAACAATGGTATTTCGTGTTATTTTGATTATATAGTATTTGCAAAACGACTTTCAATTGAAATTGAACCCAAGAAAGCCGAAGTAGTACTAAAAGGGAGTGGTCCTTATACTTGGCTATAAGTATAACTATAATACATATAAAGTATAAAATTGATTTTTCTTTTATTTCTTTTTATAATTACACACAACTATAAAAAGAAATGAATAATAGTCGCATCTTATCAATGATACATCCGCGCGATGCCCTTATTCAGTTTGACGCGGGTCCGCATAAATATACATGCGCAGGAGAAGGAAATTATATGTCCGTTACTACTTGGAATCATACGCATTTCAAACCATTTAACGCCGACGCAATTATTGCAAAAATGCGATTAAATAATCCTTCTTGTAAATATTATAATCAAACACCTGACCAGATTAAAGCTGGTTGGGACCTAGTGCGCGATGAGGCGGCCTTGGCAGGAACCAACCTACATGAACAGATTGAACATTTTTGGTTAGATTTGGATTTATATTTGGATTTAGAGTTAGATTTGCAAGAGCATACTGCCGCCTCATTATTATATATCGATAAAGCGAAGCTGGTGTCTCCACTGTTTGCCGGGTTTGTTGCGGATCACCTATATCTCTTACGCCAACCGTGCCGCTGCGAATGGATGATTTTTGACGAAGATGTCCGTTTGGCTGGATCAATTGATTTTGTTACGGAAAACCCCGACGGAACTTTAACAATTTACGACTGGAAACGCTGTAAAGATATTAAAAAAACGAACGGTTTTGGCGAATTTGCATTAACCGATTATATTGCGCATTTACCAGATACGAATTACTGGCATTATGCGCTCCAACTCAATACTTATAAAGCTATTTTGGAAAGAAAATATGGGAAAAAGGTGAAAGACTTGTATTTGGTTTGTTTGCATCCGAATTTACCGACTTATCAGGTATATACCGTGCCAAAATTAGAAAGAGAAATAGAGGAACTGTTTGAAAATAGAAATTTGCAAGTATTATTTAATGCACAAAAGACTATTTAAGCGGTAAGTGTTACTAGCTTTTGATTTAAAGCATCTAAAATATGTTTCCATTCATATTTTTTTGTTAAAACGGATTGAGCTATCCCCCCGTGATATCTCGCCAAATCCCGATTAGAATAATATTTCTCCAAGGCTTCAGCAAAATCGGACGAATCGGTTATTTTAATATAACCTTCATGACCTTCAGTAAGACTCGCTAAATATAAATCAGTTTTCGGTTCAATTAAGGTCGCATAGTTGTTTGTAAAAATATCAGCTAATGCACCCACTTTACTAATGATTTGCGGTTTACCAATACACGCGTGTTCTAAATTACATAAACCAAAACCTTCACCCAAACAGGTGTTTATACCGACATCACATGCATTGTACAACATATTTAATTTTTCATCTGGAAAATACAAATCTGAAGGACGAATAAATACATGGTTTAATACAACTTCATTATGGTCAACCTCATTTTTTAAACAGATAACTTTAATTAATTCATGAATATTATATCCTTGCGGGCTTAACAGCTGCATATTCAAAAATAATTTTATGCTAGGATTATAATTTTGTTTTTTTAAGAATTTGACAAAAGCTTCGATTGTTATATCGTGTGCCTTGCGATATGCGTTACGGTTACTATTTAAGATAACAAAATCGTCGGGCGCAAAGCCCATGGATTGTTTGGCAGTAGCGGTAGCGATTTGTTTAAAAATGGTGTCATCAAACCCATGTGGCAATACATCTATTTTGTTTTCGGTTAAACCCATCGTAATTAGATTTTTTTTCCAGCATTCACTGAAAACTAATATTGAATCTGCCCAGATATTGATGTTTTGAAAATAGAGCAGGCGCTGGTACTCATATACCATATCTAAATAGATACATAATTTAAAATTCTTCTCAATGTTTGTATTGATGAATTCATTGAGAATACGATTAATAACAATAACATCATTATAAATAAGGACAACATCCGGTCTAACCTTATGAATTGTATCACAAATAACATCAACCCCATAAAGTTCTTCAGACCCTTCTTTTCTTTCAGCTAATGCGTCAATAAGATGAATAAAGGGATGCACATCTCTTTCTATTGCAGAATCTTTAAAATGAGAGATACCGAGATAATACACTTCATGACCGACGCTAGCCAAATGATTTGTTAAAATATTTCCAATTCGTCCATATCCAGTTGGCTGTGTGGGATAAGTAGCAAAAAATAAAATTCGCATTATGTATTTATAATAATTATTAATTGTTTAAATGTTTATATATATAAACAATGAAACAATATGCATTTCCTATAAGATATTTACCCAAAAATTTAACAAAGAAAGATAAAAAAACACAAATGCAAATGTTGGTTAAATCTAAACAATTATATAAAAACAATAAATATTATACACGCAAAAAACTATCATCTTATAAAAATAAACCATCGCAACATATAATAAATGCGCGTAAAATATACGGTATAGACAGAATAACACCGACACCCGAGTTGGCATTTAAAACTGGGTGTAGTTTATCAGCATTAAAGAAAATTGTAGAAAAGGGAGAAGGAGCATATTATTCGTCAGGGTCTCGCCCCAATCAAACCGCCCAATCTTGGGGATTAGCGAGATTAGCCAGTTCAATTACTGGCGGTAAAGCAGCAGCAGTGGATTATGATATAATTCAGAAAGGATGTAATCATAAAAAAAGAGCATTTCTTTTGGCAACTAAATCCAAACGAAAATATAAATACGGACATTCGAGTACAAAAAAAACCCGAATTAGAATTTAAAATTTATTGATTTAAACATTTATCGATTTAAAATAGTATTGTATATGAGTCAACAATTTGTTTGTTTAAGTGGGTTACCCCGAAGCGGTTCTACAATGCTTTCATCTATTTTAAACCAAAACCCCCTTATTTACTCAGAAGGCAATTCGGCGGTATGTCAACTATTATGGGATATGTATTTATCCTCGACAAAACACGCCTCCGAACAATTAGGTGCAAATAATCGGCATGATACACCATACGATTTAGTATCACATATTCCAAAGGTTTATTATAAAAATGTGCCAAAAACAAAGGAGGTTATTATCGATAAATGTCGTTCTTGGACGATGTCATATAATGTTGATTTATTATTGAAGTATGTAGATCCGAATATTAAAATTATTGTATTAGAACGGTCAATTACCGATATATTTAAATCATTTATGAAACTTTATAAAAAAAATAATATTAACGACGCAGAAGTACACAGTAGATTATCAAATATGCTTGTTCCAAATTCGGAGCCTATTTTGAGATCAGTGGTTGGTGTAAATATGGCAAGGAAAAAAAATGAGGAAAATCCAAGTTCCAATAAAAATTTTTTATTTATTAAATACGATGACCTTATTAAAAATACGCAAGAAATAATGAATCAAATTTATGATTTTTGTGGATGGGCACCTTATACGCATGATTTTAATAATATAGTGAATCAATTTCCCGAAAACGATGCATTTTATGGGTTGAAGGGCTTTCATGAGATACGCCAAACGATTTCTAAAGAAGAAAACGAGTTTGTATTGCCGCCCGATATTCTAGAAAAATGTCAAAAAATTGATAAGACACTAGGCTATACATGTTGATGATTATATATTAAAAAAACTTAAATATTAATGATTAAATATCTATAATAATGATTAATAACTTTATTAATACGACTACTATTCCATCTCAAATGGATTCACCTTTTTCTTCTTTTGACTGGTTTGCATTATTTTCGGGGAGCGTAATTGTTGGTGCTTTGATTATTGAGGGTATTCTTTATTATCTGAAATCTGATGACGAGGACGATGATGATGACGACGATGATGAAGAAAATCACGACGATATAAATGATAATTATTGTAGTAAATATTGCGATGAATTTAAAGCACTTATTTCTCGCAAAATCAGTGATGAAGAATTAAGCGGATTGCGTTCTAAATTTGTGCGTGAACATGTTAAGGAAAATGTTGATGTTGTTATGACTTTTGATAAAGAAACCGACAGTTTCTGTTATTATACCGATAGTTTGAAAGATGTTTCGTATGATATATTAGAAACAGTTGCGCGCAAATTTGTTATTGATTATGACTGTAAAATGATTTGTTTACAAACGGATGTAGAGAACAACGACGATGGTGCAAAGGATAGTGATGGCGCAAAGGATAAAATCTCGGACGATATTGATAATAATAATATTAATACGACAGAATCTAATATTTTGAATCAACATGTTCACTCTGTTTTTGCTAAATTTAAAAAATATAATACAGGGGGGAAAGGTGCGGCGTCTAATTTTAATTCGGAGGTAAAAGTCTTTGAACAGATGAATCATTTTCGGTATAAAGGAAAACTACATGATTATGAAGAAACACAAAAAAAGTATCAACCAACAATAGTTGATGGTAATCCAATGCTAGATTATGCATCTTATAAAAAACTTTTAGAGAAAGAGAAAGAAAACTGAAAATAAAACCGAAAATAAAACCTTATGTTAATATAGTTAATTATGGCAGATATAGAAAAAAAAAATGAAGAAAACCCAGGGGATAATAAAACAGAGGATAATAAAACAGAGGATAACCCTGCAAATGGCGAGGAGGGGGATGGTAAAGGCGATTCTGAAGTTGTAAAAAACGATGATTGTAAATCAAGTCCAAAGACAAAATGTCCAACAGAAGATCAAGGAAAATCATTACAATCGGGAAATAATGAAATCGATAATATAAAGGCAAAAATAAGCCAACAGGTTAGTGGTACAATTGACGCGCTTTTTAAAAATCCACAAGAATGTGTCGCAAATTATAGTGCTTCTGCTCCAAATATGATTACTGGTATGATTGAAGGAGTTGGCAATTCAGTCGCAGGTTCTTTTGATAAAATTGCAGATGCATTTGGTAATATGACATCTGCCGCAGCTAACGCCGAATTTGTTAATCCAATTGAATACGCAAAAAATTTAGTAAAAATAAAATTTCAAGGCATATTTAATAATATCATTCTAGGAGAGAATTGGGAGGAAATTATGAAGACTGAAAAAAATCCAAATAAATTGGCCGAATTAATAATGCTACGCAGTGACCTATTAAATGGTGCTTTCAATAGTCTTAAATTCCAAAAAAAATTTAAACCGTGGCTTGATAGTTATATGGATTCGCTAACAAAATCATTAAAAATGGCAAAACCAAAAATAGACGAAATAAAACATGAAATTGATGAAACAATTGAAGGGTTTGGTTCGAATATTGGAACTACGATTGGTAATTCAGTCGCAAATGCAATACTGACCGCAACATCAGTTATACCCGGTGTTGGAACAACGATTTCTGCGATAAATGCCGCAGGGAAATTAGGAGAGAATTTAATTAAAATGTGTGAAAAACCGATTTCTACCGTTGGCGGTATTTATGTCAAAACATCAGATGCTATTAAAAAAGAAGCAGACAGATTAGATTGCGAAACAAAAAAGGTCCTTAATTTTTTACCCAAAGCTGGAGGTAATGGTGGTAGGCGGTCGATGGGTCAACATAAAATATCCAAAAAACAGATTAAAAAAAGAATAAACAAAGCAACAAAACGGGTTAATTATTTATTAACTCGATTCAAAAATAAGCGAAAAAAAGTAAATTATACGCGGCGTTTATTAAACCGAAGGTAGTTTTTTCTTAATTTTAATTTTACTGGCTTTTTTAGGTGGCTGCGGCTGCGGCTGCTGCGGTGGTTGCGGCTGCTGCGGCGACTGCTGTGTTTTATTTTTAGCACGAAGCCAGTCTTGAAACCCGATACTTTTTGATAAGCTGAAAGATGTTTCTAAATGCGACACGGCAATGTGTAAGACTTTCTGTTCCATTGGAGATAATTGTGAAATATATTTTGATATATCGGCTTTTGACATCTCTAATTTTCTTCTTTCTTATAGAATGACATATTATGTTTAACTTTTTTCAATTTTTTATATAATTTATAAAAAAATTGAATTGTTTTTTGAAAAGCATTTAAAATATA